CAATACCATAAAGTCCTCATCCACGACAAGTGGTCGGACTTCAAGCATTTGCGGAAATTCTTTTATTGATTTAACTAACTTTTTGAATTTTTGGTCAGTTATAAAACGAGGATTTTCCTCATTTGGTTTGATTACCGAAATGTTTGCCCTTTTTCCCATTCCTTTTTTTATTTATCAATGTACCAATTAATGTTAAATCCAAATATTCCAATGAACACTTGGATAGTATGTTTAAAATCTTTTTCCTCGTTTATGTTCAAAAGGTCATCATTAGAATAATTAAAACCAACCGTGAAACCGTAAAGGGGAAAAAATTCAAGTTCGAACATCTTTAAATTTTTGATAAAGGTAAATATAAAATTTTTTTGACTTGTCATCGTATTCATCTTTAGAATATTTTTTACCCGATGTTTTTTCGATTCCATTTTCACTAAAAATCAATATAAAGTCTTTTCCAATTTGCTTTGGCCAAACATAAATATCTCTTGTAACACACCAATAAAATGCGGTTCTAAATTCTTTTTCATCAACCATAATTAAAAAGGTATATTATCATTAACAATTGTAAATCTTTGTCTGTCTGGATTTATGCTTTTATAGACCCCCCCTTGTCTAAAATCTGGAGCGATCATGAACATTCCTTGTTTTCCGTTTTCTTTTCTTTTGACTTTTTGAACATAAATTTTCACGCCATCAGAATCATAAATTGTTTTTTCTCCGATTGATCGATAAACAGTTAAACAATTATAAGCTTTATTAAAGAAATCACTCGATCCAGAAATATCATACGGAGTTGGAATTTTATAAATATTGTTTTCCATTTCCATTTTTCTTGGGTGAGCAACCAAAAAAACATGAGTATTTGTTTGTTGGCAAAATTGTGTTATTTCTGAAAGCATTTTTCCAACATAAGAATGATCTTTTTGAGCGGAATGATCAAGCATATTCCAAGGATCAATCACACAAATGTTTATACCTTTTTGGAATACGAGTTGCCTAAAATTATCTAAAATGCCCTTTAAAGTCAAATTTTCAATGTCTATTTTAACAAAGAAAAAATGATTTTCAATAAAATTTTTACTTGCATTTAAAGCCTCATTATCACAATTTTTTTCATTTAATTTATTTGCAATTCGTTTGATATGCCCCTCATAAGGAAAAGATTCCGGAGCAAACATTCCGATCCTAAAATCTTGATTTAGAGCAAGGTTGCAAGATATTTGATCAATAACATCACTCTTTCCAGAATTAGGAATTCCAGTAACAACAGACCACTCCCCCAAAGCAACATTGAAATAATTATCGCTATCATTAAGCGAGATAGAAAAATTTTTGATTCCATTTTCATTAAAGTTCAAAACATTTTGCCAAATATCTGAAATATTTAAAACTCCCTCAATTGGAAAGCTTTTAGCCTCTTTTATTGTGTTTCTTAATACTTCTGCCCCCTCTTTTACTAAAACCTCATTAGCATCCTTGTATTTATCAAATTCAACGTATTTACAACGATATTGTCCAAACCTCCTTGCCAATTCATTTCTTAAAGATAAACCGGCATCATCATTGTCGGTGCATAATACAATTTCAGTTTTATTTTCAAAATATTCCCAACAATTATCCAAATAATCAAGCCTTTGCGTTCCTTTATTTGCACCATTAGGAACGGAACAAACTGAATATATGCCGGCCTCATGAAGTGACAAAGCATCCATCTCCCCCTCGACAATATATATTTTATCCATTTCCTTGATATTGTCAAGGCCATAAAATATAAGTTCAGCATTAGCTACCATTTTAAAATTTTTCTCGGCATCTCTAAATTTAACATTGATTAATTCGTTTTCCTTGTAATATTTAAAATTAACGGCCTTCCTGTTTTTAGATATTTGAGGGAAAAACTCGGTTGATTCGCCAACCTTCCAATGAACAAGAGTTGCCTCGGATATCCCCCTTTTAGCAAACCAAGATAACATTCTTGGGGATATGTTACTTTTGACATCCGGGGGTTTTATATATTCTTTTTTGGGTTTAAGTTTTACATTGCCAGACCAACCACAATGATGGCAACAATAAAGACCTTTTTCAATATTAATCGAAAGAGGTTTGAGATTTTTCTTTTTTCTTTTGTGACTACACTTGGGACAAATAACTTGTTGTTCGGTATTATTACTTTTTACCTGAATCCCAAGTTCTAGAAATTCATTGATCATAATAATTGTTTTAATAATTCACTCGGTGAATTAGCTTGTTTTAAAAATTTGTTTTGTAATTCATATAATCCAGAAAAGGTTTTAAATTCTGTTTTATCACTTCTTTTTCGAATCGAACCTTTTGGAAAATAATTTGCTAACTTAATAAAATTGTTTTTTGAAATCCAACCACAAATGGTCAAAATATTATTTTTTTGGTTGAATGAGTTAAAAATAAAATGATCGGCTTTATGGTTTAATTGCAGATCAATAAAATTATTAACAAAGTCAGGTTTTGGATCAGTATTACGGCCCATAGTTTTTACATCAATATATTTATGGCCATAGTTTATATCATACCCCCCATCAAATCCATTTGATCCATCTATTTCATCCACTTTAAATAAATCCCGGATCATAATCTCTCCGATCATTCCAATCCTTTGTTGCTCTTTTGTTCCATTAGCTTTTGACCTTTTGCCAAAATCAAAGTTTTCAACAAGTGTTGTTGCTCTTTCAACTATCGATTTGTCAACTTTAAAACTAAACATTTGGATATTTATCGAATTGCATATTTTTCAAATCCTTTCCGAATTTAAATTCAAAATAATCTATGTATTTGATTTTATCTTTATTTAGCTTTCGGAGTTTGTTAACCGTTAAAAGTTGCTCAACCCAAAAAGGGTCTTTTCTCACTCTTTCGACTATAACAAAAACTTTCCTTGGGTGATGGCCATCTAATCTCCAAAGATCATCAATTGTTTTTACCCATTGCTTTTTTTGAATCTTTGTTTTTGGGAGTAATTCATCATCAAATAATTTGTTGAGGTTTAAAAATAAACCTTGTATTTCTTTTGGGAAATCGGTGAAAGATTTTTCTTTTTTAGATTTCACACTATTATTATTTGTATTATTAATATTATTATATATATTATTATAGGCCTTAAACTTTTCTTTAACCCCCCCTTTAACTTTTCTTAAACCCCCCTTAAATATTTCTTTAACCCCTATTAAGTAAATTTTACGCTTTCCCTCATGGTCGGTTTCCGTTCTTAAATAAGCTTGTTCTTTGAGTTGAGATACCCATTTTGATATTGACACTTCACTTACTTTATACAAGTCGGAAAAATATTTATTTGTTGCCCAACAATACCCTTTTTCATTACAAAGAGCAGTTATTTCTCCATAAAGCAATTTCGCATTAGGGGTCAATTTGTCATTATACCGAACATCTGCCGGTATTATAGCATAATAACTTTTATGCATTATTTGCTAAATATCATCGGTTAAATTCTTAATCCTATCGCAAAAAGACCTCAAGTCACTAAATATAGCGGCAAAATTATCAAGAGATATTTTGTCATCATCAAAAAGTTCAAAAAGCACCTCGATGAGCAACTCATATTCCGTTTCGGTCATTTTACCAACATATTCATAAACGATAGGAATTTTTCCTGCGGTTGTATCAGTTCGCCAGATTCTTTGATCCAACTCATTCCAATAAACTTTTTTAAATTCCTTATACATTTTTAAAATATTTATTTATAAAATTACAAGTATCTTCGTAATTATTGAACCATCCTACCTCCCAATTTGCATTTTTAAGCCGTTTTAAGCATCTTTTTTGGCTTTCTGTGGGTTTATTATACCCAACCTTGAGTTCGATCGCTAAACCCCCTTTATTTTCATTTTTAGAAAAACAAAGAATGTCAGGCACTCCGGCGACCCCTCCAAGGTGTTTAAATTTAAATCTCTCAAAGGGTGATCTTTTACCCTCATTAGGGACATGAATCACAAAAGCGTTTGGATAATTAATCTTAAAATAAGTGATCACCGAATTTTGCAAATGATCCTCTTTTGTTAGATATTTATGAAATGGGTTTCTCATAATATTTTTGAATTGGCTTTAAATTCTTTAAAATTATTTCTGTTCTAACAAATCCGCTTTCGATAAATGTTTTTTCTTGTTTTAATTCAGTTAATAATTCTAAATATAAATTAATCAATTCCGGCTCTTGTTTAAATTCAAGAATATTTTCAAACATTTGCAGACCATAAAGAACAGTTGAATGATCTTTTTTAATTGATTTTCCAATTGAAGATAGAGTGAAATGAGGGTTTAAATCTTTTGCCAATCTCATGAACAAAAAACGCCCATAAGCATATTCTCTTGGCCTTTTTTTATTTTTTATGTCAATACCCAACGATTCATTTACTTTGTTTATAATGTATGATAATTCCATAATTTTTAAATTAATATTATTCCATTCTCTGTTTGATCATCAGAAACATAACCTGAAACAATACCCGTTTCCAAGTACAATTTCCATAAATCAAGAGCCTTTTGATAGGCCAAACGACCTCTTTCAATTGTTTCATCTTTAAGCGAATAAACTTGAACTGAAAACGGGTGATTAGTTTCAACGGCAACAAATCTAAATTTTGCCGGATCATATCCCAAAGCATCCGAATAAAAACACGCTTGTAAATGATAATTATATTTATAAATGTCCCTCCCAAATGCCTTGGGTGAATTATCTTGACAAGTTTTGACATCACCAATGAAATCCTTTCCAATGACATCCGGGCGAACCCTTACATCGATTCCGTTAAATTTACCATAATGGCTGATTTCAACATCACCATCGCAAGATTCCCGAGCCAAATCATTTGACTTAAAGTTTACTATTATTTTGTCAATAATAAACATTTCATCTTGTTTTAATAATTTGCGACCTTTTGCAAGTTTTTCATGTTGCTTTAATTGTTCTTTGTCGGCCTTATATCTTAAATCAAGTTTTGGGAGTATATAATAATCATTATAAAACTTGTCATTTCCCTCTAATAAAATAGTATGAACGGCAGTTCCAAGTTCCATTGATTTACTCGAAAAAGGTAGTTGTTCTAAAAAATGTTTTACCGATTTTTTATATATAGTTTTTAATCCAGATGCGCTAATACTATCCTTTGAATGATACTGTTCATTTGTATCTTGTACTTTTTGCATAAAATTTTAATTGTTTTATTTTGATTTTAAAATTATAATTTCAGCTTCTAGACGATTGATTTTGTCTTGAAGATGAGCATTTTGTGACTCAAACATAAAAGATTTATTTTTTTCAATGGCTAAATATTCAATCAACTTATTTATCCTTTCAATCATAAATTCTTTGTCATGCTCATGAGTGTCATCGTAAATTATGTTTTCCATAACAAAAAAGGGGGACATCCGCCCCCCCATGATATTTAATTAAAAAGGTAAATCATCTGATTTTTTAGCCTCATTGTTTTGAGGGGATGCATCTGGTGTCCATGTGTTTAACTCAACATAGAAAGAGCCTTTTTGACTTTTTAGAATATCTAAATTTACCCATCCATTTTTTTGTTTTTCTTGTAAAAATTTGATGGCATCATCAACTTTTATTGAAAGATTTCCGATCACAAAATCGGGAGCGGAATCTCTCTTTTTAAATGAAAATCCATTTGCGAAAATTTTGTTATTACTCATAATTATAATTTTTAAATATTAAACTTTGATTTGATTTCTTTTTTAAACTCATCTTTCATTTGAAAGTTTTGTAAAACCGCCTCGGCTTGTTTTTTTGTTCCTTTCAATGTCGATTTTAATTGTTGATCTGTAAGAAATGGTTTTTGATTAGTTACGGCGTTTTTAACTTCATCAGCCGATGAAATAGCCGTATCAATTCCAATTCCTAAATAACCAAGCGCACGACCAAGAGCCGAGGTGAATCCATTCTCTAAAAATGAAGTTTTATTTATATAGGATGAATCTCTATACTCTTGAGCATGAGCCGAAACAATAGGATTTCCATCATTATCAAATATTGTGACTTTAAATATTCCCTCTTTTTCATTTATGTCAATCAATTTCTCATTGATACGCCATCCAGAATAATTTTTATCAACTCTAAAATATTTAAGCCTTTCATTGACTGTAATGTAATCCTTACCTTTAATGTTTATTGTTTTCATTGTTCTAATACATTAAAATTTAATTTTTTTAAATTTTTAAGATTCTCAATTGTAAATAATTCAGGATTTTTAATCCTTTTAATAAGCGTTGGCTTGGAAATACCAAGTTTTTTTGAAACTATTGCAAAGCTCAAATCCTTGCGAATAAGCTCAATTCTAAATTCTTTTAAGTTACTATCCATATAATATATTTTTTTACAAATATAAAATTATTTATTGCTAAACAAAAATATTTAAACAAAAAAAACCCCTATCAAATCGAAATCATCAAGGGGTCAGCAAACAAAAAAGAACTTTTTGCTACTTAAATTTTGATTGGTAAATTGAACTTACATCGTTGTTTTGATTAGGAGTGTGAAGTTGTAACTCATATTCATTTGATTTCATACGATGGGTCATAGCATCAATATAACTTGAAACAGATTCTTGAAATATATCACTCCCAAAATCCAAATAAATTTTATTATGCATTGAAATATGATCAAGGGCGGTGTTATAAAATGTTCCCTCATATCTTGAGGTAAATTCTCGATTGTCATTTAAAACCTCTTGAGTAATGATTTGTTCAAGTTTTTTGTCGGCGGTATCTCTTGGCCTTCTAAATGTTCCAGAAATTTTACCATTGAAATAATCACTATCACTTAAATCATTTGATAGGATTTGTTTTTCCATTATGATTTCCCCGGTTATAGTTTTATCGCCATCCGGGATTTTTCTTTCAATTATATATTCAGAGGAATCCGTTTGATTTACCTCGGCAATATATGCATTGTCAATATATGAACTATCATAAGTCCCGGAATCTGAAATTTGTTCAGGCAAGAAAATAAATACACGAATCTCAACATCATCATCATTGTTTGCAATAATTAGTGGATTCATTTTAAAAACAAGCTTTGCCCATTTATTGATTGTTTCGGTTGTTCTTTCAATTTGAGTGGTTGTTGATTGCCATTCATTTGTTTCAAAATTATAATAATAATTTGTTGATGATGAATCAATTGCTTCTATTTTAACCCTCCAATTATATTTGGCAGATGATCCGCTTGTTTTAATATAATAACTATAAGCAAACTCCAATTCCGCCTTACTTCTTGTAATACATGAATCTGGTTCGGAGTTTGTGAAAAATGTTGTAATTGGGGCACCAAATAAATTTGTTGTTTTAAGATATTTATTTCCAGACAATGCTTTTACATCACTATTTAAATCACGAGCAACATTTCCACCCCCTAAAATAAAGGCCCATCCATTCGCAGTTATAAACTTAATTGCCGTAAAGTTTGGGTTTTCATTTTTAATGTTGATTTTATTTATTCGAATAGGTAAAACAACTCTTTTAATTGGCTTTTCAAAGCTTTTCATAAAAGAATTATGCAAAGGAATTAATTGTCTTGGAGTTGAAAATAAAACATTTTTATCCTCATTAGTTTTATAAGTACCCTCCGAACTGTAAACCTTGTAATTAATTTGTTCGGCTCCTGTTTTTAATTTTTCCTTTTGATAATTTTTAAGTATTGACATTTTTTATCGGTATAAATAATTCAACGGTGAATTGTAATCATCCGTTGATGAAAATTCTTGAGTTATTATAAGGCTATCCAAAACATTTCCTTGATCATCTTTTGCAAATATTGTCGCAGTCCTACCGGCTGGTCTATCCTTATTTGGTTTCCAAGTTGCATTGAAATCGTTTCCTGTCGCTCCACTTGCGGTAAAAGTAAATGTTTTCAAATATCCATAACTTGTGAATGATGTTGGAGATGATTGATTTAATTGCAACCAATCCGAGTTTTGACTGATTGTTACTCTGCCACTATGGGTGACTCTAATTCTTAAACTCCCGGCGTTTGCATCAACCTTGGCCGGCCCACCGGGAAAAAATTGTGCGCTTGATGCTTGGACAGTTGATCCGCCCGGTCCCCCTGATAAAACAAGCGTAACGGTTTGATCCTCACTGCCAATCCGACCATCAACTCCAATTGTGTAGTCTTTATATTCATAATCTGGATTAATATTTTGCAATAATAAAGATGAACTAAAAAAACTATCGGAAACAATAATTCCATCGGGGGGTGAATAACTTCCAGATATCAATCCTGAAACATCACTCGCCCTTGCAAATTCCCTTGTCCCGGTTGCCGTAAGCTTTACATTTCCGGCAAAACTCGAATTTTTCAATCCACTAAAAACAAGTTGAGTTTTATCAATTGTCGTGTTGGATGTATTGTTTGTTATATTTACAGTTGTTGTGAATTGTTTTTCATTTGGTGATCCTCCAAGATGTAAATAATTTGTTTGTGGAAATGTTGGTATTGTTCCTGAAACGGTGATTTTTATGTCTGATCCAAGAAAAGCTTTTGTAGTTGTATGAACTTCAGTTGAAAACTCTGCTTTTGTAAACCTGCAAACCGCCGATACTTGATCTAAACTTGTAAACTCATAATCTGCATAAAAAGTAAAAGGTCTTAAAAAAACATCAAAAGAAAAAGGATCCCCAACTTGTGATGCAGTATATTGTATCTGTTGTTTCACCGGAGAAAATATAATATTACTTGTATTTGAATGCAAAACTAATAAAGTAAATACCCCTCCAATTGCACCGGGTTGAGGTGTTGGAGGTGTTCCGATTGTGAGTGTTTTTGTATCAGTATCGGATCCGGTAGAATTAATTCCTGTAAAAGAAATTGTTTGGTTATTATATGACAAAAGCGGCGTAAAACTGATTTTTGGAACTCGGCGATTATCTGTTTGAGTTGATCCATCGGGCAAAGTCCATGTGCCACTTACCAAATCACTTCCCAAATTGCTTACAAAAAAATGAAACAATCCATCGGTGTTTGCAGTTGTACGGCCATTAATTAGTAAATCCGGAGCCGTAACGGGCAAAACAATATCTTGTTCCTCACCGAATGTAATACTTGCATTGTCATCAATTAAACTATCCGCTCCAGATGGACAAACCGTTTGTTGATCAATTGTATTGTCTATAAGATTTGAATTGCTTATTATATACCAACAACCATAGGACTGAAAAATCCTTGAATTTGTCAATCTCAATATAAATTCCAAAACCTCTTTACAGTTTCTAAAATCTAAATTTTGATTGTAAAGGGGAATGTCATTTATTGTTATATCATGAAAAATAGTTGATTGCTCGGTTAAAGAAAATTTATCACTTATTGTGTCAGTTGATGAATCAAACTTTCTTATGTCATTGGCAATCTTTAAATCAAATCGATGACCTGTTTTCTTGAGTATTTCTAAAAGATAATAAAAGAGTGTTTTTGTTGGATCAAGAAATTCCGTTGCGGTTTCAAAGAAATTGTTTTTAAATGGACTAGGAGCATCAAAACCCTCAATAGTACCAAGTCCGTCAATCGCCTCCAAAGTTACTTCATAAGGAGTTGTAGTCATTGACTCTTGCCAACGATCCACCACAATAAATCCCGACCAATAAGGCTCCCAAAATAAAGCTTTTCCAAATTCGGCATCATAATTGATTTTGACCAAATCCGGCCTTAATTCAAGTTCTTCATAAACATCACCGGCAGAATTATAATAATAAATATCAACTCGATATTCCCTTTCATCGGTTTTGTAAAAATCATCAAATTCAGAAAAATCGGTAATTAATAAATTAAGCTTACACCTTGATCCTCTAATGGGTGAATAAATATCATCATCGGAATCCCATATTACTTCAACGGGATTATCTGTTCCAACAAGATTGAAAACATCGCCATCATAATTTTTTTTTAATATTTGAACAAGAACCGGTCTATTGTTTTGATCGGAAAAATAAAGCTCAAATTTAGGATTCCATGTATTTAAAAATTTTAACATTATAAAATTCTATTTCTTTGTTTATTTGCTCTTTGTAATGCAACGACCAAATCTTGACCTTTTAATCTGAATTCGCCCGTAACATTTACATTGTTTGATCCTCCATTATTTATCATTGAATTAAGTCGATCAAGTGGAGCGACCACCTCGGGATTTGATCTTGCCCCTGTATATTCTCCAATTAACCCCATTGTAGGGCCGGAAACAATTCCTCCATCGGCAAATGCTCTCGGCCCCTCATTTTGCATTTTACCGGCTAAACCTTTTAAAACTGCACCGGCGGCAATAGCCGCAAGACCGGCGGCAACTCCGACAATTGGAATTGCGAATGTGGTAGCTAATTTAGAGGCTAAAACTGCGGCAGTTCCCATTTGAATTAAAATATCTCCTAAAGATTGTAAAATGATTTTGCCTATTGCTTTGAAAACATTGCCTCCCTCAACTAAAGCAGTTCCAAAAGCTTGAGCCCCCGCTAATGCTATTCCGCTAAAATCAACAAATATTTTTTTAGAAACCTCTGTGGATGTTTTTTTCAAATCTTTAAAAGCATCCTCTGCCACTTTTACTTTTTTACCAATGCCCTTTAATCCAAAAACTGCTTTTTGGCCATCAAATTCAAATGTTTTCATTATTTTATTGACCGGCTCAACTTTTTGTCTTACGTTGTCGGCCTCATTACCCATTCCTTTAAATGCATCCGCAAAAACATCAATCTCTGGTATTGTTTGATCAACACTCTTTTTGAAATCTTTAATTTCTTTATTTAGCTTAATCTGTTGTTTTGTGGCATTGTGTTCATTTTTAGCAATGGTTTTGGCTTGTAAAGCGAAAAACTTTGCCGGATTACCGGCTGACTTTATGACATTTAAGAATGTAGTCATCCTACCAACTAAAGGATTCATCCTATGCAAAACCTCAATTAATGCCACACCTAAAGCCGTTACGGCAGTAACTAATAAACCAATTGGATTTGCCGCAATGGCGACTCCTAATGAGATAAATGATCTTGTAATTAATGGGACAACCGTTAAAAGAGATTTAAATCCTTTCAACATAATTCCTAAACCTTTAGACATTGAACCAATTAAAATTGATAACGGCCCTAATGAGGCAAGTAATCCTCCAAAAATTAAAGTCAATTTTCTTGTTTCTGGAGATAGATTTTTAAGCGTATCAGCTAAACTCGATAATTTTTTTAGCATTCGAGTTAATAAGGGTAATATAATTTCACCAAACTTGGCAAAAGTAATATTTAATTGATCTCTAAATGTAGATAATTGACCGGCAAAAGTTTGAGATAATCGTTCCATCCCATTGTTAAATTTGCCTCCCTCTGCCGTTGCATTTCTAAAAGCTTTTATTAATAACTCAAAAGTTATTTGACCTTGAGAGGCCATTTCTCTTAATTGACCAACATTTTTACCCGTAACATCAGAAAGCATTCCATATAATGGAACCGCATTATTTATAAATTGATTTATATCTTGGGTCATTACTCTACCGGCACCGGCACTTTGTCCAAATGCCCTTGCAATGTTTTCAAGGCTACCTCCAGAAACGGCGGCAATATCACCAAGCAATTTTAATGATTCAAAAGCTTGATCGGCATTCAATCCAAATCCCATCAACATATTATTTACATTGACAAGATCGGGTAATTGGAATGGTGTTCTTGCAGAAAACTTAACAAGCTTTTCAAAAACTTTTCGACCCTTGTCGGCAGTACCTGTTAAAACCTCCAATGTTGTTCTTAATCTTTGGAAATCACTTGCGGATTTAACGGCCATAGTTCCAGCGGCTAATATTGGAGCAGTTAATTTTAAAGATAGATTTTTCCCTATTGTATTTAATCGACTGCCAAAATTTGACAGTTGATTAGATGCTTTATTTAATCCGGCATTTAATTTTTTAACATCTGCCGAAATTAATACCCTTAAATGTTCTTGATTTACCATATTACAAAAATACAAAAAAAAAGAGGGTTAAATCTTAACCCCCATTGATCTTACTTTGTTTAAAAATGTTTTAAATCCCTCTGGCGTTGATCTTGGTTTACTCGGCTTTAAATACTTATCCTGTGGCAATGGAAATAGTTTCTCCGGCTTAATCATTTGGCTTTTCTTTTGACAATTCACATTGTGAACCATTGTGGCCAAATATCTGGTTTGTTCCCATTGGATATTTAATTTGATTGTATGTGATTCACCCAAGCGTTGATTTTCAGACCAAGTAAGCCTCCAAAAGTCATTGGGATTTATGCCGACTTGCCCGATATAGTAATCAAGTAATTTATCCCAATTTAGGGGGTCGGCCTCTGCTTTCCCTCGGGTTCAGCATTTCGTTCAATGCCCATATTTAGACTTGAACCTAAAATCTTGGATTCAGTCATTGCATTGACAATCTTTGTAAGTTCTTCGGCATCAATATCCTCAAGCCATGCACCGACTTTAAATTCATTATAATCAATTTTATTTCCCTCCTCTTGATCGTATGCCAAAAGACCGGAATAGATTAATGATCGAATGCTTTTAATTGAAATACCGTTTTCAAACACCTCTCCCAACTTGTCAAGCGATATGCCTAACAGGTCGGTGAAGTTTGCCCAAAAGTTCATGGAAAAATGTAATGTACGATTTTTTCCGCCTATTTTTAAGGAATAGTAACCCCTCTTTTTGTTTGCCATTATTTTAAGAATTTAACTCTTATGAGTTGGTTGACTTAACAATCGATCCGGTTGTTGTAATTGAGCCGCTATAACTAACGGGTGATTCCATCTCTGCGCTCATTTCCACACTTGAGAGAAATCCCTCGACTGTAAAAACTTCATCGCCACTTACGGCAGTTCCAAAAATGCAAGTAAGTTGAGTTCCGGCGATTAAATAATCAGCGAGTTCAATTGCGTTTGCGGTGTCATCATAGGCAACAAGTCCATCAAAAGAAATCTCGCCAGATTTAACACCGGCAATCACTTCTTGAAAACCACTTGAATCCTTTGTTGTTGCCTCTGGTAAATCAGCATTAAAAGTCATTGAACAACTTGTCGTGTGTCCGAGTGTTGCTCCCTCTATCTTTAGAATTAAATTAGTTCCTGAAAAAACTCCTGTTGTTGCCATTTATTTAAATTTTATACAAATATAGTGATTTTAATTTTTTCAGATATCTTCAAATCATCCATTATTTAAATGCCATATAAATAAAAACTTTATTAAGACCGTTCTTTGATGCACTTGATGTTTTTAATTGAAAACCATCAGAATTTAAATCCATTATAGTTTCACCAGTATACTCCTGACCATCGCTATCTGCATCTAATCTTGCTGAATTTGGATTTGTAGTGTCTCTTTTGTTGTCAATAATTATCCAATTAGATGTCTGGTCAGTGCCTTTAATCATAACAAAACTTGGTGCAAAATCTAAAGTAACAGTAGTACCTGTTGAATTACCATTCCCGGTATATGTCCCAATAGAACTATATTTTGCAACTGAATGCCAACAGTACATTATTACCTTATTAGATGTGCTCGAAACAAAACTGCCAGGTCTTATGCCTGCAACAGTAGAAGTCATCCCTGCACCCCACATCGTAGAAGAACTTGCAACATCATCGTCTGTGTTTAATTTTAAATTTTGTGAAGTAGATGTAACTCCGTTTACGAAAACATACCAATTATCAGATACATCTGTATTTTTTAATATTACGAGTTCAGGTGCAGAAGATAGTCCGTGTCCAACTGTTTCAGCACTTGAAGATATACTGCCTGACCAATTTACAATACTAAACCCTGCTTCTGTATTAGCACTAACATCTGATGCAATAGAAGGTGTAGAGCCTGTAATTGAATTTACTCCAATATTGACTGCATC